ATTATGATATCAATCCAAACACTCATTATAATCAGAGTCCCAACCCTGAACCTCCTGAAATCCTCACTCCAGAGGAAAGTGATCAATTTTCAAAAGTTTTAACTTCCTTTGCCCAAAACACTTTTCAACTCTATATAGTAAATAACGCTGGTAAAGAGATTAAAATGGGCTCCTGCATTTTCATTGGAGACGTTCATTTTATAGTTCCTTGTCACACTTGGAAATCTATTTGCTTAAAGGAAAAATATAGACTTGGCCATTCTGGTAAGTTTGCTCACTGGAAGACGCTGTCGATCACCCGATTGACTGCAAATGAAGATGTAACAGAACTTTTTGATAATAACGGACACCCCACTGATGTCGTTATGGTTCGAATTTCTGAACTTGCTAGCAGACCCTCTATCATAACACACTTTCCAACTGAACAACAATGGAAAGGAATGGTTAACTCAGCAAGCGATCTTATTTTGCCCTTTACTAGAGTTAGACCTGATGGAACAACTTATACTGCAGTCAGCCCTGGCTATGAATCTTCTTTTAGAAACTCTCACATCACTTATTTAAATGGTTCCACTGGAATTACTCTCAAAAGATATGTTAGTTATAAATCCTTTAGTGCTGGTGGAGATTGTGGAACTGCTATTATTGGCAGTGATACAAAACAACCTCGTATTCTTGGATTGCACACTTTTGGTAGTGGCAACGAAGAAGATTGCACTTTATCCGGTGGAGCCTTTGTTTCACAAGAAATGATCAAAAGAGGTCTCTCTCACTTTAAACCATCGTGTCAGAGTCCTGCTCTTCACACAGAAGAAAACCCCTATCTACACTTTTATAACTCTACTATACCTACAGTAGCTATTGTTTCTGAAAAGAAATATGTGCCGCACACTGATCGAAAAACCAAGATTAAACCCTCAATTTTGCATAACAAGATTCCTTCTTGTCAAGCGAATACTGCTCCCGCCGCTTTAAAATCTGTTAAACTTCCTGATGGAACTACCATAGACCCATTTGTAGCTGGAACAACGAAAATTGATACACCAAGTGTTGTTTTACCCAAAAGTAAATTCAGAAGACTGATCAAGCTATATGAAGAGAAGCATCTACGTTCCTTCTCTCATACCACAGGCCCTCTCTCATGGGAGAAAGCTTGTTGGCCCGATTTCGAAGTTTATCGAAATAGCTCTGGCATTAATTTGTCATCCAGTTCTGGATTTAGTCATTCAGTTGGCAATGGAAAGAAAGATCTAATCGGAACCCGCAACGATTGGTTTATTGATCCTCACCTCTTACAAAGACTCACAGGTTTTGTCTCTGCTGCAGAGCAAAATGAAACTATAAAGCTGCCTTTCGTTGAAACTATGAAAGATGAAAGAAGGCCAGTGGAGAAAGTTAAACTAGGTAAAACTAGAACTTTTTCTGCTGGCCAGATTGAATTTGTCATTCTATTCAGAGCCTACTTTTTACCGATACTAGATTACCTTAAGACGCACAGAATTTCAAACTGTGTTGCTATAGGCATGAATGTTTTTAGTAAAGAGTGGGATCAGATTGCCCATATATTTTCCAAGTTTAGTAAACCTGCAGTAATTGCTGGTGACTTCTCTTCCTTTGACGCAAGTCTAATGCTAGTGTTATTGGAACTAATCGGCGATATGCTTATAGGTGCATTTAATGATGGAGAAGCTAACAAAAAAGTTAGACAAGCCCTTTGGTCTAACATTACTCATAGTTTACGAATTTCTGGACATTGGGTCTTAGCGTTTGGTAGAGGTAACCCTTCAGGTTGTCCTATCACTGCTGAACTCAACTCCCTCTATAATTTATTCGCTACAATGTACGCATATTCCTTGGTTTCAGATCAAGTTGAGAATTTCTTCAAAGATGTCGATTTCTTGGCCTACGGAGATGACAACTTAATTCAAATGAACCCAGATGGACACTTCACTATTGCTGACTTAGTTGATGGCTATGCTAAAATGGGCATGATCTATACGTCCACGGATAAAGATGGACCACCTGTACCTCAATTTATTAATCAAGCTTCTTTCCTTAAAAGGAGCTTCGTTTTTGATAAGGAGAGAAATAGGTGGGTTTGTCCCTTGGAGCCCAAGACTATTGCAGATATGATCAACTGGACCAAAGATGGTAAAACAGTAACCACAGC